ACTATTCACCGAGCATTCTATAAGACTACGAAAGATAAAGATATTCGTGGAAATATTGAAGATTTAATGGTTTCATCAACTTTATTCAAAGCACAAACGAATTATAGCAATAGACCTCTATTAATCCTATATAAATTTAAAAATGAATTTGATGAAATTTCTTATCATCTCGTTTTAAATAAAAATCAACCCGTGGGAAGTAAAAGCCTTTTTCTAAAATTAAATGAAGTTCCACAAGAAATATTAAGATTAGTTGAAGAACAAATTAAAATAAAAAATCAATAAGAAATTAATGTCTTTGATTGTTGATTACATATAGGACATTTATAATTATTCGCGTGAAAACAATCACGACAAATTTTTGAGAAACAACAGTTGAATAACCTGAAATTATTCATAGTTTCTAAACAAATCATACAAGTCTCATTTTTATAATCATTATCTATAATCCTATTTATCTCACTTGCGGATAATTTGACATCCTCAAATTTTATTAAATAATTTCCAGTATTTAATTGAATTATTAATGATTTGTTTAATATCTTATTTAAAATTTCATATGTTATCATTGAATTATTAAATTCCTTATAAATACTTATGATTTTCCTTGAATAATTATAATTTTCAAATGTATTCTTAATCCTATTCTTCCTAATTATATTATTCATAATATCATCCTTATAATTATCAATATCAATTATTTCTAATAATATCCTATGATAATTCTCCCTATTCCAATTATCAATTATCAAATTAATTTCTTCTAATGTTAATTCATAATTTTTATGATTTGATTTATATAAATCATATACAAACATATATTCATTTATATATAATGAAATTTCGGCATCAACTAATACCTTTACCATCGTTATAAAAATATATAAAAATAGAAATTCATTTTTTATTTATAATTATGGGATTTTCCTCTTTACATATCGCACATTTACCATTTAACAAATTGAAACATCTTAAACATGTCTTATAACAACAACAATTGCTAATTATATATGTTTTCTTGAAATTTTCATAACATATTGAACATCCTTCATCTTCTTCAATTGTTTTTAAAATCGTATTATTAAAATATGAACCAATATTCATATCAATTATTTCAATTCCATTCTTCAATTTAATAGTTATTGATGGAATTATTATTAATAACATGATTTCTATATCAATCCTATTATCTCTATAAACTTCCTTATAAATATCTATCAAATGATTATGAGATATATTAATTCCTGTTTTAATTATCAAATCTTCTTTAATCTCATCTATTTTTTTATCATATGAAATATATAATTTTTGAACATATTTCAATATAGTTATCATTTCATTTAATAAATCATCCTTTTCATTATTATAAATCTTTATTAATTCTAATGATTTCCTATAATCTTTTTCATTATCTTTATATAAATCATTAATTAATTTTACCATATTCACATATAATTTACACTTGATATCCATTAATTGGGATTATATATATAAACATCATTTTTTATATTTCCCCAAAAATTAATTTATTAATCGTCGTATTTACACAAAATAAACGATGTAATATTATCGCCATTAACATTAATATTAGGAATATTATGAAGAAATTAGTATTTGTAAAATAACTGATTAATAATGCTCCTATAATTGTAAAAACCAAATCTACTATTGCTATATTTAAAAATCTAATTGAATGTGCTCCCTCACCTTCCTTACCAAATATATTTTTATATTGCTTAAAAGGACAACTCATTTATATTACCGTCATATAATAATTTTATATATATTGAATATATTAAAAATATAACCCATAATATATTACTTATATAACACCATATAGAACCCCATGTTCTGTATTTATAATAATAATATAAACTCGTAATTAATGTCATCGAGACGAATAAAAATCTATATATTTTAAGATTTGTTATCAAATAATAAGTTAGAAATATTATTATCCATATTATATTAGGTTCTAACCATAACCATCTTAAACTCCCATTCTCACCTCTTATACTTCTAAATTTAATATTCTTCAATTCTATTATTATAAATAATAATACAAATATCACATATGATAATAAAATATATCTATTTTTTGAAAAATAAGTCAATAATAATAATTGTATTCCTATTATAAATAATCCAATTTCACTCAATATCTCATTTATTTTTATATTATCTATATTTCGCCATATAAAATATTCTAATAATTGTATTGATGTAAATGATAATACTACTAAAATAATAATATTATTAATTACTCCTAATTTATATACTATTATAGCTGATATACATCCAAATATAAAGGTATTTAAAGAAACTTCGGCGTTCCAACACATCTTATCTTTATTATTAAAAAATGATTTTAAGGAATGAATTTAAATTCATTATAAAGCAAAATGGATTATTCTAAATTAACTCATGATGAATTAATAGACAAATGTAAGGAATTAAAATTAGAATATTTGACAAAAGCTAATAAACCAAAGGCAATTAAAACATTAATTTCATTATTAAAGAAATGCGATGAAGAACCAAAAGCAAAAATGACTTATGAAGAAAATTATTCATCATTAGAAGCAATTATCGATAAATGTCATAATTTCCTTTATACCCAAGGAATTACTGGTAGCAAAGCTCAAAATGATATTATGAAATTCTTTACTGTCATAATTATCAATCATTTATGTAATACTAATAATGAATATATCTTAAATTTAATTGAAGATTATAAGAAAAATAATGTAGCTTTGAAAATATTCTATGAAAGATTTGAAGGAGATTTATCAAAAGTTGAAGAAAATAAATTATCTGTTATTCAAAAACATCTTTATTATCTAGAATATCTTAAAGATATTTCTTTAATCACCAGTCCTTTAAATAGAAATAAAACAATGGATGAAAATGATATGTGGAAATCATTTGTTCAAGATTGTTTAACGAAAATCTTTCCTGATATTTATTCACCAGAAGATTATATCATCAATTGTAAATATAGATTTGCTATCTCTAATTTAATTGATATTATTTCTAAATTTAAAATTAATAATTTAGTTATTGACGAAGTTCAATCATTTAATGGAGATATTCACGAAAAATTCTTGAAATATCAAGGAAATAAAAATTCCAAAGAATTAGGTCAATTCTTTACACCTCGTGAAATCATTAAAGCAATTCTTAATGATTGCGGTTTTAAAAAATTAATTGATGATTTAGAAGGTGATGACTTATCTATATATGACCCTTGTTTAGGAACTGGTGGTCTCCTATGTTATACTTATAATTCTTGTAAATCTAAGATTAAACCCGAGAATATTTATGGTTGTGAGATTGAATCTGATACGATGAAATTAGGTATAGTATCTTTAATGATTTCCACAAATAATTGTAATAAGAATATTAAGAGGTGTAATAGTCTTACTGAAAATCCTTATTTATTTGAAGATAAGAAATTTGATATAATTTTCACTAATCCACCATTTGGAACAAAAACAAATTATAAACAATTAGAAGAAGCTTTCAATAAATTTAAAGATAATAAATATAAGTTAAATTTCAAAGATATTTATAAAATTCAAGCAAATTCTGGAATTAATTTATTCATCCAAAATATCATTTATCTTCTTAAAGATGGTGGTATTGCTTGTATAATTCTTCCCGATGGTGAATTAATGATTGGTAAAAGTTCTATTAATATTCGCAAATTTATTCTCGATAATTGTAGAATTCATAAAATTATTACGATTAATTCTGGCGCTTTTAATAATACTAATATTAAAACAAAAGCCTTAATTATTCAAAAAGGCAATTATGATAATTATAATCAAGAAATTGAATATATTGATATTAATTCTAATGGTGTTGATAATTTAGGATTTGAAAAACTAAATGAAAATCTCCAATTTAATTTAAATATCGTTGAAGAAGATCATGAATATGGCGATGATATTGAAATAAAAACACTTGGTGAAATATTTAATTGTAAAATGGGTAAATTTAATTCTAATGATATGGATGGTATTGGAAATATACCCTTTTATTCTTGTAAATCAAAAAATCCCGTAGGATTTCATAGTATTCATTCATTTGATTATCCAGAATATTTATTATTAGTATGCGCGGGAGGAAGTCAAAATAATATTATTGGTGAAGATGTTGGATTAGGTAAATGTTATTATGTTAATGGAAAAACTGCTTGTAGAGCAAATGTCTGTTCATTATTTTCTAAAACACAGGAAACAAATATTAAATATATTAATTATCATCTTAACATTAATAGAATTGAAACAAATAAAAAAGCTAAATTTACTACAAATCTTGGAACCATTTCATTAGATGATATTAAATCAATAAAAATCCCAATTCCTTCAATAGAAAAACAAAATATTATTATTGAATTCCTTGATAGTTTAAATGAAATTATTGAAGATAATAAAAAGAAAATTGAAAAGATTAAGAAAATTAATAATTTATATTTGAATATTAATTTAAATAAATGTGAGATTAAAACACTTGATGAAATTTGTAAATTTGATATTGGTGGAACACCTTCAAGAAACAAAAAAGAATATTATGAAAATGGAAATAATTTATGGGTATCTGTTAGAGAATTAAATGGAAATTATATATATGATACAAAAGAAAAAATTACCGATTTAGGAGTTAAAAATAGTAGTGTAAAATTATTCACGAAAGATACTATATTATTTTCGTTTAAATTAAGTATTGGTAAAACAGCAATTGTCGGAAATTCTTTATATACAAATGAAGCAATCGCAGGAATAATAAGTAAAAATACTGATATATTAAATAATAAATATTTATATCATTATTTAACAATTAATGATTTCTCTAAATTAGGTTTAGGTTTAATTGGAAATGGTTCTTTAAATAAAAAATCATTAGCTGAATTAAAAATTAAAATTCCATCATTAGAAAAACAAAAAGAAATTGTGGATTATCTTGATTATAATAATGAAATTATTAATAATTTGGAAAAAGAAATAGAATTTACTCAATTAAATATTATAAAATCCATCTTATCTCCTCCATAATACGACCATAAACATTCTTTCGGGATTTTTTTATCTTTTCTTATCAAGAATTCTAATAAACCATCATTATCCATTTCATCCTCAAATATTAA